TGAAGTAAATACAATTGCGGAAGAAACCCAATCATTCTTAAATAAATTCTATGATATGCTTTCTGAAAGATTCTTTTGTATTCCTAAAGAGAAGCATCGTTTTGAGATTAAGAAAGAGTATATTAGTAAAGCGGGATTTTGGGTAGCAAAAAAACGATACGCACAATGGATGATTTTGAAGAATGGTATTCCTTGTGACAAGTTAGATGTAAAGGGGTTAGATGTAGTTCGTTCATCGTTTCCAAAATCATTTCAGGACTTTATGGCTAAGTTATTGAAAGATATCCTAATGGGTAAGAGTAACGAAGAAATAAATGAAAACTTATTGGAATTTAAAAAGAACTTACTAAACCTTCCAATTAATAAAATCGCAAAAGGTGGAGCAATCAAAGAGTTGAGTAAATATGATAAAGGTAAATGGAGAAAAGATAGTGGATTGGCGATTGCGAACTTTGAGAAAGGAACACCTGCACACGTGAAAGCCGGAATAGCATACAACCGATTACTAAAATTCTTTGAGTGTCCGTTTAAGCACGAACCAATAAGAGACGGTGAGAAAGTAAAGTGGGTGTATCTAAAACAAAACCCATTAGGAATTGATACTCTAGCGTTCAAAGATTATAATGACCCAAAAGAGATATTGGACTTTATTACCACATACATTGATAGAGAAGAAATCTATAAAGCAGAACTAGAAAATAAATTGGGTGACTTCTATGGTGCACTTAAATGGGAGATGGCATCGGTAGAATCTCAAACGGCAAAAAAGTTTTTTGAATTTTAAACTTTTTTTCGTATATTTGTAAAATAAATTAAAATAATATGGCAAAGGCTAAAAAAACAAAAAAAGTAGAGGAAGTAAAGATTGAAGACCAATCCGAACAACTAGAAAAATTAGGTGATGTAACAATTTCGCAAAAAAGATATGATGAGTGTGAATGGGTATTTCAATTTGATGAAGATTCACCAGAAATATTTGCGTGGACAGATGATGAAATGGATAAGAATGAAGACCCTAAAGTAATCTTTACAATATCTAACATAGAGAATTCTTTCATTAGTTTTAAGAATAGTAAAAATGGTAAGCTATTTAAAATATTTGCAAGACCTATGTCTGATGATGGTAAAGCTTTAAGAGAAAAACAAAGAGAAGCAATTCAAAATTTTAAAACTGATTTAGAAAATGGAAGTGAAAATAAAGAAACTCAAGCCTAATGCAGTAATTCCATCATACGCTAAAATTGGTGATGCTGGAATGGATTTAGTAGCAACCGAAGTTATTAAAGATACTCCCGAACAAATTACTTATGGAACAGGTATTGCTTTAGAAATACCAGAAGGATTTGTAGGATTGGTGTTTCCTCGCTCATCAATAAGAAAAACAGGACTACAACTAAGTAATTCGGTTGGAGTGATTGATAGTGGATATAGAGGTGAACTACAAGCTACTTTTAACAAACTATTTGGTGGTGACCGTTTTTACGATGAAACAAAAAATACGGAAGATACATCGAATGATTTTTATAAAGTAGGTGACCGTATAGCACAAATTATGATTTTACCATATCCACCAATTCAGTTTATTGAAACAAATGAACTTTTAAATTCAGAAAGAGGTGATGGTGGATTTGGGTCAACTGGAAAATAAAAAATAAAAATATGTTTGAGTTTAAAGAAGAAGAACAAATACAACACTCACTTTGGGTTGAAAAATATAGACCTATAAAGTTAGATGATTATGTTGGTAATGAACACCTTAAAAATAAGGTTGCTGGTTATATTGAAAGTGAGGATGTACCACATCTTCTTTTCTTTGGAAAAGCGGGGACAGGTAAAACAACACTTGCAAAGTTAATTGTAAAATCAATTGAATGTGATTATATGATTATCAATGCATCTGATGAAAACAATGTAGAAACCGTAAGAACTAAAGTTAAGAACTTTGCATCATCAATGGGATTCAAAAAATATAAAATTATCATCTTAGATGAGTTTGATTATATGACACCAAACGCACAAGCAATCCTTAGAAACTTAATGGAAACATTTAGTAAACATTGCCGTTTTATTTTGACATGTAACTATGTTGAAAAAATCATCGAACCAATTCAGAGCCGTTGCCAAACTTTTCAAATTACACCACCAACTAAAAAAGATGTTGCTATTCAAATGAGTAAAATCTTAAAAGCGGAAAGTGTTCAGTTTGACCCAAAGGATTTAGTTCCAATTATTGACTCATCATATCCTGATATTCGTAAAATTATCAACACTTGTCAATTGAATTCCCTAAAAGGAAAGTTACAGGTAGATGTTCAAAATCTTTTAGAAAATGATTATAAGATGAAAGTTTTAGAAATCTTAAAATCAAAAGATGATAAGAGAAACAAATATATGAATATCAGACAAGCAGTTTTAGATTCTAAAGCAACTGATTTTTCTGACCTTTATACATTACTATATGAAAAAGTTGATGATTATGCGGGTGAAAACACCGCAAATGTAATTTTAGTTTTAGGTGATGGTGTTGCTAAATCAGCAGTAGCAATTGATAAAGAAATTATAGCAGCGGCAACATTAATTCAAATTTTAAATTTAATATAATATGGCAAACATTATAGGACAAGGTGAACTACCACAAATGCCTGGTAAACAACCAAAAGTAGATATATCAGCATCAGTTCCTGTATTTTGTGAATGTGGTGGTAAAACATTTTTACCCGCTATGAAGATGAGAAAACTTTCTAAGTTAGCATATGGGGGTGACCAGGATATGATGATACCTTTTGAAGTATATCTTTGTGGTGATTGTGGTGTAGAGCAAGAATTATTTAAACCTGTCCAGCTTAGAGCACTAGAGGCAAAAGACAAAATGGAAAGTAGCCCAAAAATTGAATTAGATACAAATGGCTAAAGGATTATTTGACCATATCAACGCAATTACAAAAGAACAAGACCCAAAGTATTGGGATAAGTTAGATGATGCTGATAAAAAGACTTGGAGTAATTGGTTAATCATACGTTATATGTCTATGAATCCTAATTGGGTTGAGATGATAGCGGAAATACAACCATATATTCAAGAAGCACCACCAAAAGCCGTTTATAAGGCACTTATCGGTGTTATACCAAAAGGTAAAACATATCTTCGATATATGAAAGGTAAATCGGTAAAAGATTACGAACAGTGGATAGTTGAGTTAGTTGGTAAATGGTACGAAGTCTCCACAAAAGAAGCATCGGAGTATTTGGACATACTCTATGAAAGTACTACTGGCAGAGAGGAAATTAAACGAATTGCCGAAGCATATGGTACTGACCCTAAGTTAATTACTAAATTAAAACTTAAAGTTTAATTTGGTAAATTCCCCAATTTTTCGTATCTTTACAATATGGCAAAAGTATCATTTTCGCAGTTCTCAATGTGGAGCAACTGCCCCCAGCAATATAAGTTATCGTATATAGATAAGTTAGGTGAAAGTTCAGGTAACATTCACACAATATTTGGTTCGGCAATGCACGAAACCTTACAACATTATCTATCAGTTATGTATGGTGTTTCCAAAAAGCAAGCAGATGAAATTGACTTGGATAAGTTGTTGCTTGATAAAATGAGAGAACATTATACAAAAGAAAAAGAATTACTCACCGAAGGAACTCCTTGTGAGCAAGTTGAGTTAGAAGAATTCTTTGGTGACGGCAGACGAATTATCAGTTGGTTTAAAAAGTATTCTAGTAAATTTTATTCTAAATCAGGTTATGAATTAGTTGGAATTGAGATTCCACTAAACGCACCAATCAAAGAGGGTGTACACTTTATTGGATTCATTGATATTGTTTTAAGAGATTTGGCTGAAAACTCAATCATTATTGTTGACCTTAAAACATCAACAATGGGTTGGAATCAATATCAGAAAGCGGACGAGATGAAAAACTCTCAGATACTTCTTTATAAAAAATATTATTCGGAACTCTTTAATATTTCACTTAATAAAATCAAAGTTGAATATCAGATTATGAGAAGGAAGTTGCCAGAAGATTCTGCATTTCCTATCCCATACATGTCAAAACACGTTCCTTCAAATGGTACTCCATCTGTTACAAAAGCATATGATAGGTTTATGAATTTTGTAAACACCGTTTTTGAAGATGGTGGTACATACAAAGATATTCCTTTCCCTAAAATTCCAGGTACAAATAAAAAGAATTGTAAATATTGTGAATTTTTAGGTAAACATTGTGATGGTAAACCTTAATTTTTGTTTTTTTATTTTGTATATACTTATATATACAAATATATTAAACAAATTTTACAATGAATCAAGAAAACACAAAACTAACTACTGTGAAAATCTTGAAAGATGTGTATTCATCATTTAAAAAAGTATCTTTTGATTCCGATGTTACCTTACAAAAATTGGTTAATCGTACGGTTGAAAGATATGTTTCAGACGAAGAGTTTAGAAAAGAAATGAATGAATACTTAAAACTACAAATTTCAGGTTCACAATTTTAAAATAAGTTATGGCAAAGAAAAAAATATTGTTACTTTCAGATGATTTACGAATGGCGAGTGGTATCGCTACAATGTCCAAAGAATTAGTATTAGGGACAGTTCACAAATACGATTGGTTTCAAGTAGGTGCAGCAATCAACCATCCAGAGCAAGGTAGAGTATTAGATGTATCCGAAGACATACAAAAAACATATGGTATAGCGGATGCTAGTGTTAAAATTTTACCTTGGAATGGTTATGGTAATGCAGACCTTATTCGTCAATTAATTAATGCAGAAAGACCAGATGCTATCTTACACTTTACTGACCCACGTTATTGGACTTGGTTATATGATATAGAGCATGAAATAAGACAAAATATTCCTTTATTGTTTTACGCAATTTGGGATGATTTGCCAGACCCAATGTACAATCGTAATTTCTATGAAAGTTGTGATTGGATAGGTTGTATATCTCGTCAAACTTATGGTATTATCAGTAGAATTAGTCAAAGAACCGATAAACCAACTTGGATACCAAAACAACCTTGGCAAGTTAGTTATGTACCACATGGCATTAATACCGATATATACAAACCAACCGATGTTCCTACCGAATATCGTAATGAAATTTTAGGTGGTAAAGATTATGATTTTATACTTTATTGGTCAAATCGTAATATCAGAAGAAAACAACCAGCTGATGTAATCTACGCCTTTAAATTGTTTTGTGAAAAGATTGGTAAAGAAAAAGCGGATAAGTGTTTGTTACTAATGCACACACAACCTGTTGATGATAATGGTACTGACCTTCCGGCGGTTATTGAAGCGGTTGCACCTGAATGTAATATTCAATTTTCTGAAAAGAGAAGATTACAACATGAATTAAATTGGAATTATAATTTAGCAGATTGTACAATTAACATTGCAAATAACGAAGGATTTGGATTAGCAACTGCAGAATCGGTTATGGCTGGTACACCAATTATTGTAAACGTAACTGGTGGTTTGCAAGACCAATGTGGATTTAGTGTTGATGGTAAAGTATTAACTGCAGAAGATTATGTAGAGATTGGTTCGTTACATGAATGGAGAAAATGGGAAGATAAAGCCGTGGCAGGCTCTTGGGCAACACCTGTTTGGAGTAGAGCATTAGCATTGGCAGGTTCAGTTCCTACACCTTATATTTGGGATGATAGAGTTGATTTGCATGATGTAGCTGAAGCAATTGAGAAAGTTTATAATACTCCTAAAGAGGAAAGAAAAACAAACGCATTAGAAGGTAGAGAATTCTTTATCAATGAAGCTGGATTGACTCATACAAATATGTGTCAAACCTTAATTGATGGAATTGAATCAACATTCAAAAATTGGAAACCAAGAAAAAGATTTGAAGTATTCAAAATTAAATAAGTTATGAGTAAACCAACATTAGTATTTCAGGGACCTATTTTTACTAGAAGTGGTTATGGTGACCATTGTAGAGATTTGATGAAATCACTTCGTAAAATGGATAAGTACGATATAAAGATTATTCCACTTCGTTGGGGTAACACTCCACAAAACCAAGTAAGTGACCAAGACGAATTTGGAAGATGGATGTTAGAAAGAGTTATTGGTGAGATAGGTGATAAGCCAGATGTGTTTATACAGGTTTCAGTAGCAAACGAATTCGAACCAAAAGGACATTATAACATTGGTGTAACTGCTGGTGTTGAAACTACAATTGCTCCTAAAGATTTCATTGATGGTTCTAACAAAATGGATTTGATTATTGTACCTTCTAATTTTACAAAAGCAAATTTAGGTGGAACGGTGTATCAACAAAAAGACCAATCAACGGGTCAAATTGTAGGTGAAATAAAAGTAGATAAACCAATAGAAGTTCTTTTTGAAGGAGTTGATACTGAAGTTTTTTCTAAAGGAAGTGGTAATGATGTATTGGCAAATGTAAAAGAAGATTTTTGTTTCTTAGTAGTTGGTCATTGGTTAAAGGGGTCTTTAGGACAAGACAGAAAAGATATTGGTATGGCAATTAAAACATTTGCAACGGTATTTCAATACCTACCAAAACAAAAACAACCTGCTTTATTAATTAAAACATCGCATGCTGGATTTAGTGTAATTGATAGAGAAACAACTCGTCAAAAAATTGATGATGTTTTAAAAACGTATGGTGAAAAGTGTCCACCAATTTATTTAATACATGGAGATTTGGAAGAAACTGATATGAGTAATCTATACCACAACCATAAAGTAAAAGCGATGTTATCTTTTACTAAAGGTGAAGGATATGGTAGACCATTAGCAGAATTTACTTTAACAGGTAAACCTATTATTGTAAGTAGTTGGAGTGGACATACTGATTTCTTACCAGCTGAAAATGCAGTTCTATTAGATGGTCAACTTACTTCAGTTGATGAATCTGCGGCAGACCAGTTTATTATGAAGGAAGCACAATGGTTTACCGTAAACTATTCAAATGCTGCAAATAAAATTTATGATGTATATAACAAATATAATTCTTATTTGGATAAATCACAAGGTTTGAAAGAAAATACGCTTAAAAACTTTACTTTAGAAAAAATGCATGATAAATTTACTCACATTATTGATACTTATGTAAAGAAAGCACCGCAATTAGTACCATTTAACATGCCAAAAGTTAATAGTACTAAAATGCAAATACCAAAATTAAATAAAGTTTAATATGCCCTTTGCAAATCAATACATACCTTATATGAAATTTGAATTTGCCGCTGTTAAAAACAGGCTAAAACCTAGAAATTTTTACAAAATAATAACGTATGAATACGCCGATGGAACGAAAAAAACCTTTTCTGGTCCAAAAGCGGCACTTATCTTTTTAGTTGGTATAACTCCTGACCAAAAATTACAATGTATTAAAATTAGTGAAGTTAGACCTTCTAAATTTTTTGCATGGTTTAAAAAACTAATAAAACCTTCAATCACTTGTGAACAAATAAAGCAATTCTATGATTTGCAAAAATTTGAAAAAATATTAATTGAGGACACGAAGTTAGGAAAAGGTATTTTTGCAAAATTAAAAACCGATTCGGTATATAACCAAAATCCAGAAACTTTTAGAACTTATTCATTAGACGGCATAAAACAAATAAAAACCATCTATTTGGATGATAACTGGCTAAAGAACACTCTTTTAGATATGAAGTGTTTTGAACCAGAAGATTTGAATAAAGATGGTATAGTTACAAAAGAAGAACGTAGAATATACGCAGAACAACAATTTTTGGCGAAAAAAGAGAAGTTTAAATTATCTTAAAGAAACTTATTCTTTGAAATATTTATATTTACTGTAGAATAGAACCTATAAGTATAATATAAATGGCAATTACTAAAAGACTCATAAAGGGTGCACCCCTTACGGCACAAGAAATGGATGATAACTTAACGGTACTTGAAGAAACTTCAAGTTCCCTTTCATTAGTATCATCATCTCTTAATTCGGTTTCATCTTCATTATCATCAATATCGGCATCGGTATCCAATCTTTCTTCACTTACAGGAAATATTAGTGGACAATTCACAGGTAGTGTTTTAGTTTCCGGTAGTAATGCAAGTTTAAAGATTGATACTACAATTTTGGCCAATGATACTTCAACCAATAGGGTTTTAGTACATAATTCATCAACGAATACCGTTGGTTGGAATACCGTAGGTGGTGTTAGCACATCAGGAACTTCTGGTACAAATGGTACTGCGGGGTCAGGTGGTACATCTGGCTCTGGAGGTACATCTGGTGTAAATGGTACATCGGGAACAAATGCACCAGGATTTACATCAGGTACTGCGGGGTCAGGTGGTTCATCGGGTACAACTGGTTCTGCTGGTACATCAGGTACCGCAGGTTCTGAAGGAACTTCTGGTACAAATGGTTCATCTGGTACAAATGGTTCATCTGGTACATCTGGCTCAACAGGTACTGCGGGTTCTTCTGGAACAACTGGAACTGCAGGTTCTTCGGGTAGTACGGGTTCATCAGGCACAACGGGTTCTTCTGGTACATCAGCTGTAGGTTCTTCTGGTACAAGTGGTAGTGGGGGTTCGAGTGGTTCTTCAGGAACTACTGGTACAACTATTAGAGTACAACAATTAGCAGGTAGTGAAATTACTGGCGTTAGTAAAGTTGTATTTGATGGGGCAGGTGTAATAAACGATGGCGGTGGACAGGTTACGATTAGTATAGCAGGTGGAGGTGGTGGTTCTTTGACATTTGTAACTGGTTCATCAACATTTTCGAGCATAAGTACAGTCACTTTAGCAGGTTCAATAAACGCATCAAGTACAGGTCCTGGTGCACTTACTTTATCTTCATTAGGTTCTGAAAGTGGTGGTGGAAGTGGAAGTAATGGTACATCGGGTACTTCGGGTTCATCAGGATTTACTGGTTCTTCTGGTTCATCGGGAAGTGCAGGTTCTAACGGTAGTGGTGGTACAAGTGGTACATCATCTTTAGGTACATCGGGAACATCTGGTTCGAATGGTTCACCTGGAACATCAGGATATAACGGTTCAGATGGTTCTTCGGGTTCTAGTGGTATTAATGGTACTGCTGGAACAAGTGGAACTGGAGTACAACTATTAGTTACTGGTGCTGGAGGTACTATCCTAACCGATATAAGAGCTGTTAATTTTGGTACAAGTTTTACATTAACATCGGGTGGTACATATTCTGCATCACTAGAAGTATCTGGATTTGCAACAAGTGCTCCTCCAGGTACGGTATCTTCATCTCAACAAATTAGAAATTTTGGAGAATTTCCAGCATTAGATACTTTTAACATTTACACCGCAAACCAATCAATTACTGGTAAAGTCAGTATAACTGGTTCATTGGATGTTACTGCACAATTTACCGCATCATTGCCTGAAGATTACCTTTGGATTGGTGGACCTGACCAAAAATCTAGAATAATTTCTAAGAATGAATTAACAGGTAGTATTGGTGGTGGCGGTGGTAGTGGAACTGGTACTGGATTTCCATTTACTGGTTCTGCATTTTTAAGTGGCAGCTTAAACGTAACGGGTTCAATCGATGTAACGGGCTCTATCTCAGCATCTGCATTTTATGCAAATACAACAGGAGTACCCGAAATTAATTCACCATCATCTTTAAAACTAACTGCAATTGCAGGACCAGTCCAAATAACAACATCATCTCTTAGATTGGCAACATTTACTGACGCACAAACATCTAGTTTAACTGCGGTAAATGGTGATTTGATTTATAATTCAACATCAAATAAATTCTGGGGATACGCTAATGGAGCTTGGGTAGCATTGCATTAATAACATATGAGAGAATATAACGTTATCTTAAAAAAGGATATTGATTACGATGAGTTTTGGAATGATATGGAGAGTGATGCCGATGGTGGTAAACTATATATTCCAAATCGCAGAGTAGAATTTACAAACGAAAGAGCCGCATCTTTACGTCAATGTTGGTATTTGCTTACCGATGAAGAAGCTGAACAACTTAAATCGGATGAAAGGGTATTTGACGTAGAAATTCCACCCGAATATAGAACTGATATTATAATCGGTACAAGACCAACGCAATATTCTGATTTTACAAAAACAACATCGGATAGTGGTGCGTATGTAAATTGGGGATTATTGAGATGTTCTCTACCTACGAATGGTTACGAATCGGGTAATGGTCAACCTATAAATACATATTATAATTACTCATTGGATGGTACGAATGTTGACGTAGTAATACAAGATAGTGGTATAGAAGTAAATCATCCAGAATTTCAAGATGCTTTAGGTAACAATAGAATTGAACAAATAAATTGGGCAACAGTTAGTGGATTAGCATTTACCCAAAATGTAAATCATTATAGAGATTACGATGGACATGGTACACATGTGGCGGGTATTGCTTGTGGTAAAACTTACGGATGGGCTAAAAATGCAAAAATTTATGCTCAAAAACTGAGTGGATTAGAAGGTGCTGGTGATAGTGGTACTGGTATTTCAACAACTTATGCATTTGATGCAATTAAAATTTGGCATAGAGATAAAGGAATAGATTCAACTTTAGGATATAAAAGACCAACCGTTGTCAATATGAGTTGGGGGTATTTACAACCATACGATAGTGTATTGAGTATAACATATAGAGGAAATACATTTTTAACAGGTAGTGCTGTATTAGATGAATTTTGGAGAAGCACTAACGCAGGACTTCCAATAATCAATGGTTCGAGTTTTGGATACAATTTTGTAACAAACGTAAGAGTTTCATCAACCGATACTGATATTGAAGAAATGATTGATGCGGGTATTATTATATGTATTGCTGCAGGAAATCGTTCTCATAAAATAGATATTAGTGGTGGAGCCGATTATGATAATAATATTGTTCCAGATAGTGGAAGTGAAGGTACAATATATTATCATAGAGGTTCATCTCCGTATTCAACTAGGGCATTTATTGTTGGAAGTTTAGATTATGATACATATGATAATACATTTGACCAAAAAGCAACATATAGTGAAACGGGTCCAGGTGTGAATATTTGGGCACCAGGAACTTCTATAATGAGTTGTACATCCACAACAAATAAATGGGGAGCTGGTTCTCAAAATTATTATCTTAACTCATCATACAAGCAAACAAACATAAGTGGAACATCAATGGCATCACCACAGGTAGCAGGTGTTGCTGCATTATTTCTACAAGCAAATCCAACTGCGAGTGTTACTCAAATTTTAACATCTTTACAAAGAAAAAGTACACCTTTAATTTATACAGGTTCAAACTCATCTTCTTATACTGATTTTAGAGCTTTGCAAGGTAGTTCAAATAGACATCTTTTTTCACCATTTTCATCTTCACCTAGTGCACTAACATTTTCTGGTTCGTTCAGTATATCAGCAAACATAAAATTTACTTAATTTTTTATCGTTTTACTTTTTTACTTTATATTTATATATACAAATATATTTTTCAATTAGATTTGGAAAATTTGTAAAAAAACCTTATATTTGTATCTATGATAAATGTTACTTATGCAATTACCGTTTGTAATGAGATAAACGAAATTACAACACTCATTGATTTCTTAAAAGATAAAATTGGTACGGAAGATGAAATATTAATTCAATATGATTCGGATTCCGCAACTTCTCAGGTTAAAGATTATCTAAACATAATAACCCAATTTCACAACAGAATAAGAGTGATTGAATTTCCTCTTAATAAAGATTTTGCATCATTTAAAAACAATTTAAAAAATCATGCAAATGGTATTTTTATATTTCAAATAGATGCGGATGAAATTCCATCCGAATATTTGATTGAAAATATACATTCATTTTTGGAATATAATAAAGATGTAGACCTTTTCTTTGTACCAAGAATTAATACCGTAAATGGTTTAACACCAGAACATATTAAAAAATGGGGATGGAAAGTAAATGATAAAGGATGGGTAAATTTTCCTGATTATCAAACACGTCTTTATAGAAGAACTTCGGAAATAGAATGGCAAGGTAAAGTACATGAAAGAATTATTGGGTATAATACACTTTCAGTTTTACCACAAGAAGAACAATTTTGTTTGTATCATCATAAGCAGATTGAAAGACAAGAAAAACAAAACGCTTTATACGATACAATATGAAAGTAGCATTCCTAACTGAAATGGGGTTTATTGGTAAAGTTCCATCGGTACATCCAAATATGAGAACGGAATTTGCTTGGATGCATGCTTTAGACGCTGACCATTTTAATATTCATAACATCGATGATGTAAAGGGGTATGACCATATCTTTGTTATATTTCCAAAAGGTAAAACTTTTTTAAGTTCGGAAGGTAGTACTTTAATCAAAGGAATAAATCCAGTTTCAGAATTATTACGCCAACCTATTGTTCAAAGAATAAAAGAGAAAGGAAATGGGGCAGTACATTATATCCAAGAAGGACCTCATTGGTGGTGGAATGATTATGAGGTAAATGACCAAATATATTTTTACAATTTCCTTTCAGAATGTGATTCAATCTTTACTCACAATTCATCTGACGTTCCGTATTACAAAGGTCTTTTTCCTAACAAAGAAGTAAGACCTATCTTTACCCTTATGATTGAGGAATTGGTAAAAGATATAGTTCCTACAAAAGAAAATAAAGCAATTATAGGTGGTAACTTTGCAAGATGGTATGGTGGATTTGAAAGTTATATAATTGCAGATACTTTTGAGTGTGAAATATGGGCGCAAGAATCTCATGCTAAAAGAGTTGGTGAAGATAGTGTAGATGGTATAAAACATTTTCCAAGAATGATTTGGCAAGTTTGGATGAATGAATTATCTAAATTTAAATACGCAGTACATATGATGCCAACGGTAGCGGCTGGTACGTTCTCTCTTAATTGTGCGTACTTTGGAATACCTTGTATTGGAAACATATTAGTTGATACGCAAATATTGTGTCATCCAAATCTTTCAGTTGATGTATATGATATACAAAACGCAAGAAATTTGGCAAAGATATTAAAAGATAATCCAACATACTATACTATGTGTTCGGAAGCTGCAAAAGATAATTATCACACTCACTACTCAGTTGATGTTTGGAAAAATAGAATGAAAAATTATTTAGGATGATAAGTGTTATATTAAATGGTTACAAAAGAGCAGAGAATCTTAATGAGCAATTAGAAGCATTAAGAAACCAATCAGTACAACCAGATGAAATACTTTTTTGGTATAACAATCCTGGTGATAATGACCTGATTAATTACGATATAGGAACTGAAATAGCCGGTGCATATTGTAATTACAACTTTGGTGTGTGGGCACGATTTGCATTTGCATTTATGGCTCGTAATCCTTATGTGTGTATTTTTGATGATGATACAATACCTGGCCGTAGATGGTTAGAAAATTGTATGGAAACAATGAAAACACATGAAGGATTATTGGGTACGGTTGGATTACTATATCCAGTACCACTCCCAGCAGAACATTCATCTTATTACGAACACTATCTACGTTTTGGTTGGCCAGAAGCGGGTAACAATGATAAAACCGTTCAAGTTGATTTAGTTGGGCATAGTTGGTTCTTTAAGAAAGAATGGTTATCTCATATGTGGAGAGAAATACCTGACCCAAAGTATAACACTTGTGGTGAAGATATGCACTTCTCATATATGTTACAAAAGTACGCTGGTATAAACACTTATGTACCACCACATCCTCGTTCTGATATGGAATTGTGGGGAAGTATTAAAGGTGGGACTTATGGTGGAGATGCTAATTCTCTTTGGGAAAGTAACCAACGAAGTATTGATGGTGTACCATTCAAGCAATTAATGAATCAGTATTTTAACGAACAAAGACAAAAAGGTTGGAAATTAGTAAATGAGTAAAGAATATCCGATATTAATATGTTTTGGTACTAGACCTGAATGGTTAAAAGTAAAACCATTAATTGACCTTTTACCAAAGAAACATTATAAAACATTATTTACAGGTCAGCATGAAGACCTACTTAAAGATGTTCATGTTGATTTTAGAGTAAACATAGAAGAAAGTTTTCGTCATACTAGATTAGATTCTATTATGATTGGTTGTATGGAATATTTTCCTAACTACAACTTCGGAGCAGTGTTGGTG